TAGCTACAATAAATGCTTCTATTGATAATATAGACGCTAGAGAATTATTTCCTAACATACCTTTTAAAGATCAAAAGGATTGGGTGGATGCCATTATTAAAAATGATGTGTACAATGCCGCTAAGAAAAGATTTTATTTTGATGAAAGTGGAGCTTTACAAGTAAATAAAGATGCACCTTCTCATTACGGTGTAGCACCTGCTAAAGCTATCAAAGCTTACAGAGGAGGTAACGGAGTAGAGCTATCTCCTGACAATGTGGATAGAAGCGGTAGAATGGTGGCATATGATATGCAATATGGAGGACCAAATTTGAATGATCATACTGGAACACACTTTACAGGCAACGTGGAAGAAACTTTAAATAAAATAGCAAATGCAAAAAGTTCTAAAGTAGAAGTGGGAAAAGTTGCATTTGGTGGTGCAGGAGAGGGTGTAGATACTTTTATGATTGAATTGACACCTGATATGTTGTTCCCATATAAAGCATATAAAAAAGATGGAGGTCTTGTGAAAAAAAGTATATTATACACACCGATAGTTTCTGTTAATGAGTTACTATCTCCTATAGGAGCCAGTAGATGGTATAAAAACGAATACAAAACACAGCAATAGATATATCTCCTAATGCCAATAACTCACTTGAAGTAGAAGGTGTAGGAGAAGAAATACAATTACAAGAGCCTGAAAATACAAACAAAGGCTACGAAATAATTCAAGAGCAAGATGGAGGAGTCACCCTTGACTTTGATCCATCTCAAAAACAATCTGAAGGTGATTACTTTGCAAACATAGCAGAGTTTATAGATGATGATATACTGGAAAAGTTATCTTCTGATTTACAGAAAAATTTTGAGGATGATAAAAATTCTAGATCTGATTGGGAAAAGACTTACAAAGAAGGATTAGATTTATTAGGATTTAAATACGAAGAAAGATCCAAGCCTTTTGCGGGAGCTGCGGGTGTCACACATCCTCTACTTGCAGAGGCAGTCACACAGTTTCAAGCACAAGCATACAAAGAACTTCTACCACCAGGTGGACCAGTGAGAACAGAAATATTAGGTGTCCCTAGTCTAGAAGTAGAACAACAAGCAGAACGAATTAAAGAATTTATGAACTATCAAATTACTTGTGAGATGCAAGAGTTTGATCCAGAGCTTGATCAATTATTATTTCATTTACCTCTAGCAGGTTCAGCATTTAAAAAAGTTTATTATGATGGAACTCTAGAAAGAGCGGTATCTAAATTTATACCAGCAGAAGATTTAGTAGTTCCTTATTTTATTACAGACCTAGAGTCCTGTGGTAGAATTACTCACATTGTAAAAATGAAGCACAACGATTTAAGAAAAAATCAAGTGTCAGGATTTTACAGAGATATAGAACTTCAACCTAACACAGCTAAGACATCTGACATCAAAGAAAAACAAGATGAGTTATCTGGTGTAGAACAAGTTTCATTTACAGAAGAAGAACACAATGTTCTTGAAATGCACGTTGATTTAGATTTACCAGGATACGAAGACATGGGTGCTAACAATGAGAAGACAGGTATTATGTTGCCTTACATTGTAACTCTTGATGAGGACTCTGGAGAAATTTTATCTATCTATAGAAACTGGAATCAAGGCGATCCTTCTAGAAAGAAGAAAGAATACTTTACACACTTTAAGTTTCTGCCAGGTCTAGGATTCTATGGCTTTGGTCTTATTCACATGCTGGGTGGTTTATCAAGAACTGCTACTGCAGCTCTACGTCAACTTATAGATGCAGGAACTTTATCAAACTTACCTGCTGGTTTCAAAGCAAGAGGACTAAGAATACGTGATGATGACGAAGCACTCAATCCTGGTGAGTGGAGAGATGTTGATGCACCAGGGGGTAATCTTCGTGAGTCATTAATGCCTCTACCTTACAAAGAACCAAGTGGAACTTTATTTCAGTTACTAGGTTTTGTTGTTGATGCAGGTAGAAGATTTGCTGGTGTAGCAGATATGATGATGGGTGAGAATGCAGGTAGTCAACAACAACCTGTAGGAACAACCATGGCTATTTTAGAGCGTGGCATGAAAGTTATGTCAGCTATCCATAAGAGATTACACTATGCACAAAAAACAGAATTTAAATTATTAGCAAAAGTATTTTCTGATTACTTACCAGAGAACTATCCTTACATGGTTTCAGGTGGAGAGCAGTCAATTAAAAAAGCAGACTTTGATGAGAGAGTAGATGTTGTTCCTGTCTCAGATCCAAACATTTTTTCTATGGCACAAAGAGTAACTCTTGCACAATCTCAATTACAATTAGCTCAAGCTAATCCTGAGATGCATGATCTAAGAGAAGCTTATTCAAGAATGTATGCAGCTCTAGGTGTACAGAATATTGAAAAATTATTACCCGCACCTGCAGAACCACAGGCACAAGACCCTGCTATTGAGAACGCAGGTACTTTAAATGGTATGCCACCTATACCTTTCCCTGAGCAAGATCATTCTGCACACATAAGGGCACACAGAGCCTTTATGTCATCTGAATTAGTAAGGGCTAATCCTGCAACAATGACAATTTTACAGGCACACATAACAGAACACGTTAGTTTCATGGCTAGAATGATTGTAGAACAGGAAATGGCACCTGAAATGGAGCAAATTATGGCACAAACAGGAGGACAACTACCTCCAGAACAACAACAAGAGCTTTCACAACGTACAGAAAGTGGTGTTGCAGTAAAAATAGCAGAAATTATAGAACAAATGGTTGCAGAAGAGCAAGAAATGATGGATACTTCTAGTTCTGACCCACTTGTAGACCTAAAACAGCAAGAAATTGACCTTAGAAAGGACGATTTAGAGCTAAAAGCACAAGCAATGGGCGAAAAACAAGCGTTAGATGAGAAAAAACTAATGCAAACTGATAAATTGGCTAAACAGAAGATTGAAAGTCAAGAAGATATTGCGCAATTACGTGCAAACGTTGCTTTAGACAAAGCAGATAAAGACAGAAACACTAAAAAAAGAGGAGATAAATAAATGGGCAAACTATGTGCAAGAGGAAAAGCGGCAGCTAAAGCTAAATTTGATGTTTATCCTTCTGCTTACGCAAACATGTACGCTGGTGCTGTTTGTTCAGGCAAAGTAACACCAGGCGGTAAGAAAAACAAAAAAGCCAGTGGTGGCATGATAGGTAATGGCAATAAGTTATCGCAATCTAGAAAAAAAGTATCACATCTGAACACAGGTGGTGTTGCTAGAGGTTGTGGAGCTGTCATGGAAAATAAAAGAAAATCAACTAGTTACGCATAATGGCTAAAAACGGTCTACGTAAATGGGTTAAAGACAAGTGGGTGGACATAGGTGCGCCTAAAAAAGGCGGTGGCTTTAAACCTTGTGGTAGAAGTAAAGGTGAAAAAAGAAGTGGCTATCCAAAATGTGTTCCTGCTTCTAAAGCAGCAAAAATGTCAGCAGGTCAAAGATCATCAGCAGTAAAAAGAAAAAGAGCTGCAGGTAATCCAGGTGGCAAACCAACCAACGTTGCAACTTTTGCAAAGAAAAAAAATACGAAAGCCGCATAATGGCAAAAACTCCAGCATGGCAACGCAAAGAGGGTAAAAGTAAATCAGGAGGCCTAAACAAAAAAGGTGTAGCTTCTTACAGAGCTGCTAATCCAGGTTCTAAGCTTAAAACAGCAGTAACAACCAAGCCTTCTAAATTAAAACCAGGTTCAAAATCTGCTAGTAGAAGAAAGTCTTTTTGTGCTAGAATGTCTGGTATGAAGAAAAAATTAACAAGTTCAAAGACAGCAAATGATCCTAATTCAAGAATTAACAAATCTTTAAGAAAATGGAACTGTTAATGGATACTGCTAAAATTAATAAATTAACGCAAAAAGTGTTGCAGGAGGCTAATAAAATAACTAAAGAGCATTCTGAGTCAGAAGAAGACACAATTTTTATTGCAAATGCATTTTTAAATGCCACAAAAATACTATATACTCAGGCGCTAGGTGAAGAGATAGCAACAAGTCTTTTACTAGAAGTTATGAGACAAAGTTTCGGTGATACCGATAGAACTTTACATTAAGGAGACAAAGATGACAAAAAGTAAACCAGATTATTTAGATTTTGATAAAGATGGTGATAAAACAGAGTCCATGAAAAAAGCTTTAAAAGAAAAAAACGCTAAAAAAATGATGGGTGGCGGAGAAGTTAAAGTTGATGAAGTCATTAGAATGCCTCAAGAAATCCAAGTGCCTGGCATGATGGGTGGAGGTATGATGTACAAAGATGGTGGTGATGTTCAAACTGTCACTCAAGGCCACAAAGGTATGAAGAATACCGTCAAATATAAATAATCAAAAATTTAAAGGAGGATAACATGAAACTATTAAAAGATGTTATTGAATGGCTAAAAGAATGGAACGATTGGAACATGAAGGACTGGATTAAAGCTGGTATTGTATGTGGAATCGTTTTAGCCGTTTTATGGAAAATGGGTGGAGCCTAAACTATGTGGCAACTACTCGCTAAACCTTTACTCGGAGTCGTAACAGACTCCGTTAAAGGCTTCGTTGAAACTAAAAAAGCAAAAGCAGAATTAGCTGTTACTGAAATTAAAGCTGCGAAAGCTTTGAAGGAACAACAGATAGAGGGAAAAATTTCGTGGGAGGCCAGTGCGGTCGATCAGATGAAAGGGTCTTGGAAAGATGAGCTAATTTTAATATGCCTGTTAGTTCCGGCGGTGGCAGTCTTTATTCCTGGATGGACACCACATATCAAAGAGGGCTTTGAAGCTTTACATTCACTGCCTGATTATTATAAACACTTATTATACATTGCATGCTCAGCTAGCTTTGGTATTAAAGGTGCTAAAGGAGCAATGGGATTAATTACAAAAAAGAAATAATATATGGATCCAATAGAATTAATAGAAGAACTAAACAGAATAATTAAGAATAATAAAAAAGCAGTGCACGATGTTGTATTGACAGACGCTGCTACAGACTATACTAATTATAAGTATATGATGGGTCAATTAAAAGGCCTTGATAACGTAGAACAAGAATTTAAAGAGTTCTTGCAAAAAAGGAGAATACAATTTGAGTAAGCCGATTCCAGACCAAGTTTTAAACTTTGGTAA